ATACTCTAGCGTCAGCTCGTGCCAGCACTCTTGCGTCCCGTCTCCGGTGCGCCGGTATCCGCCATTCGGGCCGGAGCCGGACTCGAAAAGCCCGCCTGTCGGGGTGCCCCCGACAAAAGACACGGCCCCAATGACACGGTCATTGGCGACTGCGCGTCGCCAGTCCGTCCATCCGCCTGCCACACGGCTGCGCGTGAACACCTCGCCTGGTCTGGCGGTCGGTCCAGACGCCGACTCTGCCACGAGGACTTGCGTCTCCCCGCCGCCTATCGCGCGCCGGGAATGCCACCCATGGCCGAGCGTCACGTCAGCAGGGCCGCCGGTTGACGCTGGGACGGCGCCCTCGTTGTAAATGTAATGACCCGGCACGATGGAGTTGTCGGTGACCGACCAGTCAACGAGCTGAGGCCACAAATCGCCGTTGCCAAAAGCCCCGACCGGCATCAGCCTGCCCGCCGTCGCGTCGGTGGGCGATTGCATGACGGCGTTGCCGGTGATCTCCTCAAAGCTCTCGGTCCCGACATGCTTCACGTCGCCTGTTGTCGTCTCGTAGATCGTGTAGTTGCCGACCGGATTGGACAGCATACCGCTGGCCTCCCCGATCAGGCGCAACGTGCCGTAGAGCCGCACGTTGTTGATCAGGTTCGGTTGCGCCAGCACGTTGCCGTAGATATGCAGCTTGGTGTTTTGCGCACTCAGGCCGTTCGTCGGCAGCACCCCGGCCTGCGGAATGCGGATGTCCGCACCACGCAGGTTGCACCGCGGCACATTCGAGGCGATGTCAAAGATCGAGTCCGACGCGAAGTGCGCGTGGTCGGTGAACTGAAAATCATCGATGTTGACCCAAGAGCCAGACGCGACCTGCGGCTGCTTCTCGACGCGGAAGCAATGCTCCAAGCCGGCGGTCTCGCCGTGGAGGTCAAAGTATAGCTCGGCAAACCCGCTGCCATCATCGGAGAGGGTGACAAGCGGGCCTTCCCGTCCCACAGCATAGCTTTTAATAAACTTGACCTGCTTGGCCCGCGACAGCCAAAGAGGAGCGCCAGCGTTGAAGCGGCGAATGTCGCCGTGCAGCACCGTGTGCTGGATGTTCGAGAAAGGCTGCACGCCGCTGAACATCTCGCCCGCCGGCACGTAGTCGGACACAGCCTCCAAGAAGTTGTTGCCGTCATAGACCATGCAGGTTGCGGTGACATCGGTGCTGCTGTTGTAGTAGCGGGGAGCGATGTGCAGCGATGTCTCGGATGCGAGGTTGTAGACGCACGTCCGCGAGAAATAGCCGTCGATCTGGCAATGGTCGAACGTCATGCCGTCAAAGCTGTCCTGCCCCCCGGCCTCGTCGATCCGGCCATGCTGGATTGCCATGAGCGGCGTGTTGGTGTCATCCCCGATCAGCCGGATACCGTGGATACGCCCCCACCGCGAGCCGAGGGCGTCAAGCACAGGCTTGCCTGTCGCGGTCGAGACAATTTCTGCGCCGGGCGCATTCGCCACCCAGCCAAGACCAACGATCTTCGTGGCGTTGATCGACCCGGCGCAGTGATAGACGCCGGGCGGAATCCACCCCATGACAGGGGCGTTTTCGACGGTGCGCGGATCATCTCGCTGGAAACGCTGCGCCTGTAGCCGGAACCAGTCAAAAAACAGGTTCATCGCCGCCGTGTTGTCCACGGTGTCATCGTCGGCAACCGCGCCAAAGTGCTGAGGCGTCGTGAGGCCCGCCGCAGACCAGTCGCCGCCATCTGCCGTGCTGAGGATCGGATAGGCGCCACCACGGACGATTTCAGCCAGCGCGGTGCCGGACAGGAATGCGGCGCGCTTGACGCTGGCCGAGAGGTTCGCCGCCTCCGCGTCGCCGCGACTGTCAAACGGCATCAAGCTAAACGCCTGCGCGGCTTCTGCTGACTGCTGCGCCTCTGTTGCGGCCTCCTGCGCGGCGTGGACGAGCGTCGGCGTCAGGGTCGGCTCATTGTTGACGTAGGTCACGACCAGCTTTCCCAGATCTTCGGTCGCCTTGTCGGGCACGATGATGCGCCCTTTCCGGGATCGCCTCAGCCCGTCCGGGCCTTCGTAGGTGATAAGGTAGCTGCTGCCCGTGGTTCCGAGCACGTTGCGAAAGAGGTCCACGCTGATCGTGCCATCAGCCTGCACCACGGCCACCGCCTCGTGGTCGTTGATGATGATCTGATTGTCCGTCACGTCCCATTTATCTAGCTCGAAGATAAACTTCCCGCCCGATGCGGACTCGGCCGTGATCTTCTGGGCGTTGCCGGTGACGGTGCAATAGGTTCCCGCGTCAGCCATTCCTCAGCTCTCCTCGTCGTTATATTTGTATTTCTCGCCGTCCCACAGCATCCCGACACCGACGCCCTCTGGCGCTTCGGGAAGGTCCGCGTATTCCGGGGGCAGGTTGTCGGGGTCGGCGACAATCACGTTCGCAACCCGGTTGCCGTCCATGATCATCAGCCTCATTGGTAGACCCTCACGATTGCTTGTCCGTCGCCGCCGCCGGCGGAACGGGCGACCGTGTCACCGGACCCGCCGCCGCCGCCGGGTGTTTGCCCCGGCCCTGCCGGGTCTGTTCCGACGCCGCCTTGCCCACCTGTGCCGCCATGCACGGACCGACCGCCGTCAAAGGGTGAACCGGCGGTCTTGTCGCCACCACCGCCACCACCGCCGTTCACCGCATCACCACCTGCGCTGCTTAAGCCACCGCCGCCACCGCCATCCGGGGTCTTGGCATGACCGTCGTCGGCATTGACCGTCACGCCGTTTGCCACATCGCCGCTGTCACGAAATCCGCCGCCGATCAGGCCACCATCGGCACCGGCCTCGTGCTCTCCCCCGCCGCGACCGTTGTTGCCCGGCTCAGCACCGCGCGCCCCGCCGTAGGCCGTTGCGAGTGCCCCGAAAGACGTGTTGCCGCCGTTCGCGTCCGCGGCGCCCCCGGCAGCCACGGAAACAGTAACGGTCGCGGGCAGATCGCCCGCGCGCCACTGCTTGCGGACGTATGCGCCGCCACCACCGCCGCGCTGATTCGTGCTTCCGCCACCGCCGCCGCCCCAGCCCCGGAACTCCACGATCGCGTCGGGCGCGTAGACGTTTTCCCAGACGCCTGTCGTGGTGAATACCTCGGTGACGATGCCCGAAATGTCCTCGCCGGTCTGGGTCAGGACGCGGAACCCGGACCCGTCAAACCGCAAGAGATAGTCGGTCCCCGCCACGAGATCGCTGGCCTCAAGCGTGGTGCCTGCCCGGTCCACGACCGGCTGCGCGCCGCGCCCGTCGATGTCCAGCGTCACGGGGCCGGTGTTGTTCGCGGTCGGGCGGAGCACGAACTTCATGCCCGCAACGAGCCCGGAGGGTGGGACCTCGAACGGCTCGGCCGTGGCGGTGATATTGTCAGCCGTGCCCCCGACGCCAGTCAGCCGCAGCACCGCTGCGTTGATCAGCGCGGAGACGAAAGTGTCGTACTGATCGAGAAACTGCTGGCCGCTCGGCGCCGGCACGGATGTGTCGCTGTAGATGGTGGTGGGGTCTATTGCCATAGCTCGGGGGCCTCCGGGACTGCGGTGATGGTCCACTTCGACAGGCTCTTGGGCCTCATCTCGATGACGATCAGCCTGCGATATTCTGCTTGGATCGGGCCGATCGCGGCGATGTCGCCGAAATCAATCCCTTCGATCTGCGCCGGCGTGACGAGGTCGACCCAACCGCCCCCGGCAGGTGTCACGGGGTGGATGCTGGACGGCTTGCCCGTGGGGCGCACCACCAGCCCGTAGGTGGCGCCTATGAGGCGCATGTCGTCGATCGCGGTCAGGTCGTCGATGTCGTCCCACGCCGGGGCGGTCGGCATTGTCGCGACGTTGTCGAGCAGCACGGAGGTGACATTGCCCTGGGCGTCGAGGCGATGCTCGGCCAGGCGACCGGACACAAGACGCTCCTGCAGGATGTCGCTGGCCACGCCGATGAGAGAGCCGCGACGACATCGGATCGCATCGCTGGGCGCATCGAAGCTGTAGTAGACGGCCCGATGGCGCGCGCTGTCGAGGTCGTATTGCAGCCGCGCACGAACCGCCTGCTCTGTCACCAGCCCCTCGATCCGCACCTGCTCGGTGCGCACCGCCTCTGGCGGATGCACGATCTGGCGCACCTCGTAGTCACGATCGGCATCGGCAAAGCTGGCCCGGAAACCGCCAGGCAGCCGCGGATAGCCGCGCGACCAGCTAAAATTCGCCATGTTTTGTGCCGTGAACATTTGCACCGGCGTCTCGCCGCTGCGGTCCCGGTCGCGCACGACGCCGATCTTTTCCGACTGGTAGAGCTGAGCGTAGCCCGTCCCGGCCACGATCCGCGCCGCATCGGCAACCGATCGCCCTTCGAGGACCGCGTTGCAGCTCCAACCGGCATCGCGGAAATCGCGCAACCCCTGATCGTCAAGCACGACCGCCGGCAGCGGGGTCGAATTCTGCGGCCCGACGAGAATGTCGCGCAGGTGTGGCGCCGGGTTGTCCGTTACTTTCCAGTCAGCCCATTGCGTCCCGTCCCAATCCCGCACATAGCCGCCGGCAAGAAAGCTCAGCCTGTCCATCTGCGTGTTGCGGGCGCGGATCGCGGCCCCCGCCACCCCGCCGCCGACGACCGGCGCTCTGTTCCAGACGGAGCTCGACCGGACGAGGATCAGCTCGTCTACAAGGCTTTCCTTGCTTTCGTGAATCGACTCCGCGCCGCCTTCGTAGCCGAACGTGTCGCGCACCTTGTTCGCGATCTCGTAGGTCGCAGGCGTGTATTGTGCATCCCGAAACGCGTAGCCGCGCAGGATTTCCACGTCGTAGATCCCCGGCCCGAACGTCGCGCGGTCCAGCTGGATCGCCGCCTCGTCCGCACTCATGATGACGTTCTGCACGTCGGTCGACGAAAGGTTGCTGCCGGTCACATACTTGTCGCCGCCCTGGCCCGCGTCGAAGTAACTATCCGCGCTCCAGTCGTCGCCCACCGGCTCGATCTCCTGCCCCGGTGCGAAAACGCGCGCCTCGACCCAACCGGTCCGCGCCGCCGAGGACGCGGCCACCGGGCCGTCACGCCAGACCAGCTTGATCGTCGCGCGGCGGGGGCCAAGGATCGCGTCGCGGAAATGCAGCTCGGGCAGATTGATCCAGTCGCTTTCGCCGCGCTTGCGGATTCTAAGCCGCAGCGCCACCCGCAAGGGGTCGTCCTCGTCTTTTGTGCGGGCCAAGGCGCGGAATTGCAGCCCGATCCAGAACTCGTCGGGCGCGTCGCGGGTCGCCACGAGATGCGGCTGCGGCAGCGCATCCAGAACGTTCCCGGTTTCCGCCTGCAACTGGCTCTTGGCGTCGTCGCGGACAACGTGGCCACGGATCGTCGAGCCCGAGTTGGTCGTGCGAGCGTAACGCTGCACCAACGTGTAGGGCGGGTCGCCGGGCCAGCCCTCGCGCGTCTCGATCTCAACGCCCGCGATATCATCGACCGAGGCGTCGCCAACGCGCGGCTGCTCCAGACTGTGTGGACCGGCCAGCGCGCAGACCGCCTCGACCACCTCGTCCTGGCCCGAAAAATAGATCAACGGCTCGATCACGAATGGCGGAAAAATCTTGCGCGTGCCAACCACACGAGGCAGGGGGGTATTGGGGCTGAGCACGTTGCCCTGCACGGAGGCCGAGCCGAGTTGCGATGTCTGGGCGTCGGGCGACCTCGGGATGTTCGGGGTCGGGGCCAGCGCCTGCAGCGCACTGCTGCCGGCAAGGACGACCGCAGCACCGGCCAGCTTCCCGAACAAGGTCGCGCGCGAGACGGTCAGCCCGGCATTGGCGAGGCCCGTGAAAACCGAGTTGGACACCAGCGCGCCAGCCCCGAGCAACGCGATCGAGGCGACCACCGACAGCACCTGCTTGCCGCCGCCCTCTCCACCCATCGGCGGCGCCGTCACCGTGATTTCCATCGGCCGGCCGCACGGGCGCGGCTTGACCGCCCGCCACAGGCGACGCGGCACGCGTGTGCCGTTGAGGTACACCGCGTCTTCGTCGTGGCGCGGCCACCCCTCGGGCAGCCCGCGCAGCCGCGCGACGATCTGCTCGATGCTCTCGTCGCCCCGGATCGGAACGACCTCGGGGCGCATCGAAAACGGCTCCCGAAACACGGCGTA